CTGTTCATAAAATGAACCTTTTAAGTATCAGTTACTTAATCTCATTGTTGCCGCCATCTTCGCGGGTTTGACTCCCGCTTTCACTAAGCTCGCCATCATCCAATTTTGGTCTTCCCCCATCTTTGTTAGACATTTGCGACGCCTGTTTTACTGGGGTCAGTTTATCAACCCAACCCATAGCTCTAGCTTCTTCCATTTGTCTTTCCATATCAAATGGATTCATACCAACGGCAGCAGCAATCTTTTGAGGCAGAACAATTCCCCTATCCATCAAGGTTGTTTGGCGGTCTAGGCGTTCTTTTCTGTCAGTATAAAACTTAGAGCCTTCCAAATGTATCTTAAATCGGAATGTTCCACCAGCATCTTTGATTCTCTTATTCACTTGGTAAGTGAGGAAATCTTCAAACTGCGGATAGATTGATTCCATAAAAATCTCATCAACAGCAAGGCTAAGCATACTCTCAACTGTGTTGGGCTTTTGTGTCCCACTGAACAAGAGGTTTGTACTTGCTCCAGATGTATTTAACGTTGTTCTGAGATAACTGTCGCGAATATCTGGGTCAGACTTGAAATCGAAACCTTTTACATTCTCCAATGGCGACGCCGCAACTTTGACCGCCGTAGAATTTATTGCCGATTGTACTAAGGACAAGAATTTTCCGAGCAGGTCTGGAGAAATTGAAATCGCATCTCTAACCTTCGTCTTCGCGTCAAGGAATGGAACTTGACCCATGATGACTTTTGTGGCAGATGCAAGATAGCTATTATTTTGCAGTTCCCTTATAACATTTTCTTTTACAAGGTCTGGAAACATTCCAACAAAAAATGGTATTCTTGTTGTTATTTCTGGCGCAAGTTTAAATGCCCAGAATCCATCAATCGGGGAACAATCAAGATACTGTGCAAACCCCCGATTTCCACGAAGATTGATAGACGATGATGGGTGGTATCCACCCTTCCCGAAACCATCGTTCATCAGCTTTGCCAAATTCTTTTTGAAGACAGTTGGATACATATTTATATCCACCCCACCTTGCAAAAAGTAGTAGTAGTCAAAACTAAACAGGAGTCCGAAGTCCCATCTACCCGTTATTTTTACCTTGTCAGAAGGAAGCTCTTGAAAAACAAATTTCTTTCCCTCGTCTCGGAATACCGAAAAGTAAGACTCGTTTCTTAGCATTTCTCTCGAAATCTTATTGAATTCTGAGCGATGGTCAAAGCTATCAAAGAATTCTCTCATAATATTTAGAGAATAATCGTAACTCTTTGTTCGCCCCTGCTTCTTGTAGTCTTCTTCTGTTGCGTTGACACAAGTATATGTAAAATCAAACGCTGGAATATTTCCATAATAGTTTAATAATCTCTTATATATTTGCGATGTAATCTCAAATGCTTGGGATTGACGCTGTAATTCCAGTTCATTATCTCTGGGGTTAGACAGAGCGTCGGTTACATTCGATTCAGTAACTTCACCTGTGGAAAGAAGGCTTATCTCTTTCATTTTCTGGTTTAACAAATCCACAGTCATCGGAAGGCCAGCCGTTCCAGACAGGCTTCTTGCAAAATCATAGAATTCAAATGTCTTGAATACTTGGTCTTCGGTTAACAGCGGCTCTTCCGTTGTATTACTTTCTGTTTTCAATATATACCTCCTTTCCTAGACGACCGCTAATGCACCAAGCCAGACCTCTAGCTCATCTGCGTCACCATCGTCCTGCAAAATATCACTATCAAAAATACTTATAACATAATTCCCATAGCTGGAGGAAGTATATCTATCTTTTCTTCTGCCACTTTTTTCCTTCAACCGTATCTTGCCCCCATCAAAAAGAGCCAAATCTAAAGAAATTGCTTCATTTATCATAAGGCTCGTTTGGACGTTCGGAGACAACACGTAGGACTTGAAAGATGGGTCTTCTGGAGATATAATGTCTTTATTTTTTTTACGAATATAAATTTCTTCCTGCTCATTGGCGTCCACAAGGAATTGTAAGAGACCGTTTTTCAATCTTATTCTAAAAACCGTTGCTATATCAGAGTTCAATTGTGCCGATGCCGCAATAGGGTAAATACACTCGTGCGCATCTCCCGCATATCTCTTTCTTTTAAGGAGTTTTTGATATTGTTCATCTTTTATTGATGGGTGCATCATAACAGACATGGGGGGGTAGTCAATCCCTCTCTCATCGTCAGTCGTAACACTCGTTAAAAGGTCATAAACACCTCTACCCGCATTTTGAATATCCAACACCAACATATCCCCATCAGAAAATCCAGTAAACTCAGAATATATCTGTTTTATTCTAAGTGTTATCTCTTCAATATTCCCTCCAGAAATTGTTTCCATATAAACCAAGGGACTTTTGTATCCTTTACGAGAAGGTAGCATCCTATAACAAGAGATTGAACTTAAATCGTTTTCCTCACCGGCGGCCAGCGCTATGTCAACGCTCACAAGTCTTTTTTCCCCAACCGCTCTTGGTATATCGTATTTGTTTTTTTGCTTTGGGATGCCGGGGTCAAACTTTATAGGAATCCATGGCCTGGTTAGATTGCGCTTAAACATTTGATATTGATAATAACTATCTCTGCTTCCACCAAATGGCCTATTCCCCAGCTCCATTTGGAAGAATATGTCATCCATGTCTTCCTTGTCTTCTACTATTTGTTCTCTACTTCTAATATGGTGCTTCAATGTTACGAGATAATCAAAGAATAGAACCTTTACGGTCTGCGAACCTTTTGCTATGGATAGCAGCATTTGATTCGCGCGTTGATGCCATTCCTCCCCCTTATATCCGACACTCGTGATTTGAATGTAAACAGGTTGTTCCACATAGTCCGAATACTCTTTATTCTGAAGGGAGAACTTGGGTTTCCTAAGAACCAGAAAATTTTTTAAAACCGTGTCAAGAATTTCTGTTGGTACTTGTCTTGACTCATCAACAACTAGAACATGGGCTCTATATCCGCGAGAGTTTGCACTAGAAACAACAGAGAATATTCTTGAACCATTATGAAAATCCACCTGATAATCATTTGCATTTGTAATTATCTTCTTTATTTCTCTAGCCACATTTGGATGTTCTTCCCTCAGTAAGGCTATTTTCTCTGTTACAATCAGACCTGCCTGCTTCTTTGTCTTGCTGGCTAGAACAATTGTTGTTCCCGGATATAATATTGCTCTCATCAAAGCGAAAATAGCCACAATAAAACTTTTAGCCGTACCACGACCAGCGAGTGCCAGAAACCTTGTCGAATGTTGCATAACATACAACCAAAATCTCTGATATTCAAATAGCGTTATTCCCAAGAACCACTCAACAAAATATTGTGGGTTTTCTCTGAAAAAAGTATTCCATCTAATAAGTCTTTCCTTCTCATCTTCAGACATATTAGAAGAACGGCGCATATCGCGCCCCTTTGAAAACTGGCTATTAGAACGAGAGTTTCTTTTTCTCTTATTCGACTGGTAGTTTTTGTGTGACATTTTTAGTCCTTTATCTCCCAGTCCTCTACATTCCCAAGTTCGTCTTTTATTGTATAATCCGCTAGGTCTGCATTATAATTTATTGTTGGGCGACGAACCATATTCTCATAATATAATTCATAGCTATCCACATCCCTGAATTCCCTCTTTGTAAGTTCATCCAGAAGCTCGCTAGGTTCATGTTCTTCTATATATTTAATCTTAGATGAATATAATTCAAGATTGTCTCCAGAATTTGCAGCATTTTGCATGTCTGGGCTTACGGCCAAAGTCTTCAAAAGCCTCTGCAATTCCTTGACATCACTTATGGTAGAATTACCAGCCATCCTATTCTCATGTATTTCCAAGAGAAGATAGCACACTTCCTTCAACAAAACAATGTCGGCGTGAGTTTCTATGAGATGTGTCCTAGTAAAGCTATTATATTCTCTTTCCAGAAAGTCCAACTGTTCTGTTGAAAAACTATCCCCCCAGAACTCATCCTGTTGAAGTCTCTCTTCGTCAGCATAAATATCTTCATCGCCTTCTTGATAAGAAATACTTCTTGTTGGCTCAACAAACGTCAAGTCATTATAGAAGGAAGACTCTATAGTCTCACTTCCACGAGCATTCATGGACGCAAGACGACCTCGGTAAATCCCGACGATACTTTTAACATCTCTCCCCTTCTCTTCAAGGGATACAACTGTTTTGTATGTAGCGTCAACAGCGGACTTGTCATATGCCATATTTAGTATCCTACATGTTGATAAAATGGCCTTCTTAAAAGTCCTCAATCTCACGTATTCTTTGTCATATATTTCGTTAGAGCAAGATTTACACACACTCATCAAACCGTTTAAGTCTAAGATGCTATCCACGGCAGCATAGAATTCTTTCGGATGCTTGTGTTCCATGCACTTCCTGCAATAAACATCTCCAATTATTTTAGTACCATTGCTAGTTGTATATTCTTTGGTAGCTCCACGGGTACGACTTCCTTTCGCCATCTATGTAACCACCTTTCTAGATTCCGAGTTCTTTCTTCAATATTTTTTCAATATTATCAAACTGGGTGTACTTTATCTCGATAAGTTTGATGTTGTTATCTCTACAAAACTTTCTTTTTATTCTGTCTTTTTTCTTTCTATCTTTGAATGCTTTTTGACCACCGAAAAAATCTATTTTTTCATAGTGCTGCCTGCCATTATATTCAATTAATGTGTTATAATTAGGCAAATAAAAATCAAAAGGAAGTTCTTTTTTGTCAACACATTTTGAAAACTTTTTTTGTGCTTTGAATTTAATCTTGTTTTTATTTAGAAAAATTCTAACCGCAACCTCTCCTTTTGATTCGTTGCAGAGGGAGCATCTGTTACCACTTTTAAAACGTATCCAAGAAATAGGAAATATGTGACCATTTGGGCATTTTATGTCCAACTTAGACTCACCGTTTATGTATTCACCAGATACATACTCATACCCCTTGCCTTCAATATAATCTAACACTTCGGAAAAATCTTTCTTGTAACTTTCTCCAAGTTTTTTTCTAGTACACTTCGGGCAGGGGGAATTTTTTTGAATACTATACCATGTTCTAGAATACTTGTGACCATTCTTACATTGTAGTCTGAATTTTGTCTTTGCGTTTTTATATTCTCCACCAAGCAAAGAAACTCCGTCTTTTGAGAGAAAATCTTTTATTTCATTGAGTGTTGGCTTTGGATTTTTACTTTCATCATAACAAGTCTTACACCTATGTCCTAAATAAAAATGAGACCATGTTTGTTTGATTCTGTGACCATTTGGACACATAATGTCCAACTTTTCACTGGAAGATACATATTCCTTACTCAAAAGGGTGTATCCAGCATCTTCATATTCCTTTTTTACGTCTCTATATTTCTTTTTTCTGCTTTTATTATTTCTTTTCGTGTTGCATATAGAACATCTTCTTCCGTGTTGAAATCCGTGGAATGTAAGTTCGTGCTCGTGACCATTAGGACACAGGATAATCAAAATTTCCTTATTGTTTTTATATTCTTTACTTAACAATCTATAACCTTCATCTTTAAAGGCTCTCTTTACTTCTTCGTAAGTCTTCTTTCTTGGCATAATAGCATCCTATAAACTATTCCTAACTTAATAAAAGGAGGGGAAACTGTTTAGGATACAGCCTTCGTCCCGTCGGACTATCCCCTCCAAAGAACCCTCGATGGAAATTGCATCCATAACCTTCGCTTTACAAGAGCGACGCTCTGCTTAATTGAGCTACAAGGGCTAATTGGGAAGATGTTATTTCCCCCTAATATAATAATAAATATCTTTCCCAGATAAAATTACATTCTAGACTGATAATCTTCCCATAAAATATTTAGCTTCTTACTAAGTGATAATACTTCTTTTGGTTCTTCAGCTTTGACAACCGCTTCTTCTGTCACATCTTCTTCTACAATATCATTTTCAAAACCATCATCTAAACCATCAAAAGAATCTAAATCAACAGGAACAACAACCCCGTCGATTCCTGCTGTGTTAGATATGATTTCATCCCAAGAATAGATTTCAAATTTATTATTGTAGGGATTATAAACATCTACAATAGCCTGAGAACCATAAACATCAATTGCATCCAATACAACCCAATGGTTTATATTGCCACTATGACCTATAATTCCATCACGACCAATCTTCACACCCATGATAATTTTGTTGGATTTCAACGCATCCCAAATTCTCTTCGGAGTGATTATGGGTCTCCCTAATAATTCATCTTTAAAATACTCCGACATGGAAACAGATGAATAATCAAAGGAAGACAGTAACCCTATCAAAGTTTGGGAAGAAGTTCCCCTATCCGAACCACCTTTAAATATTCTCGCCACAACACTGGGCTCTTTTCTCTCCCACCCGTCCAAGACCTCTTTCAGGGGTTTTTTCATAATATAAGAACAAGAAATCTCGCCGCACTGGTTTACCTTTTTTCTTCCATCCAATATGATGTATTGTTTTGCATCATATTCATCTGGAGTTTGAAGCCCACTCAAATCTACAACGTCCACTCTCAATACATTCCCATACTCATCAAAGTATCCAGCATAAGACCAACCTATCTTATCTCGATATTTAATTTGAAACCAATCGCTTTCCACCCCGCCATAGGGGATACCTCTGTGTGCATCAAGATATTCAACGATTACATTTGCGGGAACGTCTAAAATCTTATTTCCATATCCTGGAGATGAGCGCATTGGAACTTGATTTAAAACAATAAGTTTTTTCATTTATATTTCCTCTGATAGTTCAACAGTTAGTCCCGCGCTAGAATTTGTATCGCTTTTTATAGAGAATATGTATATATCGCCCGGAGTAACATAGTATTTCGACCTTTCACGAACAGATATGTCTTCTCTAATAGATAAGTCCACTTCTCCCCGATTATCGTATAACTCTACAAACTTGCCTGCCGCCAAATCTGTCTGAAATGCGGGGTCTAATAATGTGTCTGCGTCTGTTCGATATTCTAGAAAGCTGTCATTTGCTTGCTGCCATCCCGAAAGAGCGTTAACTGTTACAGCAGACACAGCTCTACCATGGTGATAAATTCTAAATGCTTCATCCTTACAAAAACTTGTAATCGCATCTATTATGGCATCACGAGTATATATAACTGTCTCCCCTTCGTATGTAATTGTGGTGGGGGAACGAACAGCAAGAAGCGCTACAATATCTCCCCCAGATGTCGAAAGAAGAGATGAGCCCGTAGATGCCGTTATTGGGAGAAGACTTTCTCCAGTTCCACCCTCACTTGTAACATCAACGCATCCCACACGGATGACAACATCTCCGTCAGCCGTTGCGCCAGAAGATTCAAAAAATACAGGAAGAGCCGGATTTGCAACACTAACTCCAGACAGTGTTCCTAATATTTGATATGTATATACTAAATCTAGGTCAACATATACATACATATTTCCTACACCGCGCCACTCCATTTGAATATCATAAACATGCCCCTTGGAGAAGTCAAACCCATCGGGAAGGTTTGATGTTATATCAACCGGATAATCTGCTGTTTCTCCTCCTATAGTACTTCTATAGGTGAAGTAAAAGGATGGCGATTCTCCATCACCTTCGACACTTAGAAAAACTCTATTTTCTACCGTTCCAATTCCAAAAGACCGTGTGCCAGTAATTTCAGGGTTGGGAAAAGACATGGCTGTCGAATATAAGTGCCCTCTATTTGGCTGATAGCGAGGGTTTCTTTTAGATTCGAGTAGGACATCCGTTCCGTCCGTGCCAGTAACGTGTAACATTCCCTGAGATGATTTTACTAAGCTATTGTCAACACTGGCTTGTTCCACCCAAGTTGCGCCTGTTTTGTTCTTTTGTTTCCAAATTCTATTTGGGACATCATAAGTCCAAATTCCATGGAATAGACTATAATCAAATACTACTTTTTGGCGACCCCACGCATCGTTTCCCAAATCGTTCTTCCCAAGAATAAACTTTGTTTCGGGAGAGATAACTACCATACCTTCAGACATCTCCGTAAGAGTCTGGTCAGGCTCAATTATATATTTTTTCCCCGTGTCCAGAATATACACTATCTTTCCCGGAGACGATGCCCCCGATATTTTATTATCTACAATATCCGTGCTTTCTGCAATATAACTAACATTTCCAATCAACCCCACATTTGTCAATGCCATCCGACCTCCTAACTATCAATTCGTAACTACGTGACCATGTATTATAATCGCGAGTTGGCTTTGGCTGCTTAAATCAGCTCCAATAACAGCTTGGATTTTATCTTCCGTAGAACCAACTAACCGGACAGAAACACCATTGGTCGTTCGAAAATTTTTTCTAGCCCTTATCCCATATTCCGAATGTTTATTGGCGGCTTGATACTCCACAACATAGCCCTGTTCTTCAAAACCCAAGTTTGTTGTAAACATACCTATGTTTTTTATCCCTCCATCTATGTGTCGGATAACAAGAGGCGTCGAAATTCCATCCACAATTCCAATAAACGTTGTACTATCCATAGATAAATCATCAAGCCCAGATAATGTTATTGCATAAATATCAAAGTCTGAATTTAAGGGAGGGTGAATGGAAAAAGTTTTCTCGGCAACAGACCCATCCACCGCCATATTCCATGCCCCAACCTCAAGTGAAGCGGAAATACCAAAAGGGGCATCAGAAGAAGACGCCAAAACAATTTCATTTTCCGTCGATGATGAGACAATACTTTGAAAAAATCTCTCGTCATCGTGAACATATACCGCGTCTCCACCCACAACTCCTGTGTTATCATCTATGGCTATTGTTGTATCCCCCAACTCTATGGGGGATGTAATTGACGGTGTAACATAATCTTCATCCATTAGATACAAATCAACAGTTGATGAATATTGGTCTTGTACGGAAACTGGAATTCCACCGTTAGATTCTATAGGATAAACTATTTGAGCGGGGAAACCATAGAAATCGTGAACAACCTCGTCATCCCCGACCTGCTTCCACTCAAATGTATCGACAAAATATATCGGAGCCCCTATCCTAGACGCGCCAGGAACTTTCCCATCTATTTCATCACTAGATAGTGCCATGTACCAACCACCTAAATTGCTAACAGTCATATGGCACCTCCTTAAATGAAAAAAGGAGCTGGTTAGGCTCCTTTTCGTCTATATCTAATTATTTTGTTTTTCTTTTTCCCTATCACGAAGTCCCTGGGTTGCCGCCCTTCCAATAGGGGCGGGAAACGTGTATCTCATTGATGCATATGGTTCAACATATACATCCTTGGTTTCCCCAACTTTTCCCCTAGTAGGAATTGGCTTCATCTTTCCTTCGTGATTTGTTCGCTTAATCATAAACACGTCTTTTACTGCGAGCTCCCAATCGTTATAAGCAACATCTTCTAGAAATTGCAACATCTGTTCTATAACAATTCTTGTTTCTCCATAATTGAGGGGAACTGTTTCTTGATTAAAATAATTATCCGATAAAAATCGGATTAGTTGTTTTTTTGTTGTAATATCAGGCATTTGTAATGCTCCTATATCCCATTATAAGATATAATGTTCTATTTATTAACATTAATATATTATAACTGCTTTTCGCTTCTAATGTTTCTCATACCAATCTTCGCTCGTTCTTTAGACAAAATAGAAGAACAGGAGTTGCATAGTAATTGTTTGTTTGCTTCCCTAACCAACTCTTTCCCGCATTCTCTGCACCAAATAATAAATCCTCCTCGCATAGTCTGGTATGTGTCTATGACGGTCATAATATTCTTAGACACAATAATGCCATCCCCTTCTGGTTTTACCATCAACTGATAGAAATCTCCACCACGGACTATCCGATGCTCAAAGACCCCATATTTCCTTGCAAGGGGAGAAAGTTCTTCAATAAATCTCTTATAATTATATCGTTCTCCACTTATTCTAATTATAAAAGCTATATCTTTCTTCGTTGAAGAGAATGTTCCTTTTGAGCCCGACATCTTGGCAAAGGCAACACAAGCAACCAGAAGTTTTTGTAACTTGAAGTCTTTTATCTGGTTTATGACATCTAGCTCATTTTGGGTTATTATTATTGGATATTTTGGTTTTCTAAACTCGGAATCCTTTATCGCGGATTTAGACGCTCTATTTACAGAATAATGGAATCCTTCTTCAAAAAAATCTTCCCCATACTTTTCCTTACAAAACTCCATTACACTTTTGTAAATTCTTCTTTGTCCATATCCATATTCATTTCTATAATATTTTGCTAAAACAAGCAATTCTTGAAATGCTGGATAATTTCCGATAAACCCATCATTTAGTACGCTTGACAATAATATTTCTTCATCGTAAACCTTTTTTATTGGCATGGATACTCACTATCAACAAATATTTTTTTCGATGAAAAACGATTAAACATAAATTCTATCTCCCCATAATTGTCCCGCATTGGTATTTCTACTTGTCTTCCATACCTATCTAGAATATTCTCTATAATATAGCCCCCAAGAACGTTCCACACAAAACTATCTGCCCGTTGGGATTGGGAAATCATATAAACGCCCATATCCGCAAGCTCTTTCGGTTCAGCTATCTCTAAAGCTTCCTTACCGATTTCAGAGATAATAAAGCCTATGTCCCTTTTTAGAATTCGGTTATATGTTTTTCTAAAAGCTCTTTTTGCAGAAATATATTTAGACAATAGAAATTTTAACTTTTTCAATTTTTCGGGGTCTGGAATAAAAGATGGATTAGAATATAGATTATTATAATCGAAATTCGCTTTCTTTGATTCTACCCTTTGATGGATTTCATCCAGCTTCTTTTCTATATGCCAACATACTTTATTCATGGGAGATTCTGAGAACAAGAAGAATGAATATTTATAGTATCTGTTTACAAATTCCTGTTCTTTTTTATTTCTATTTTCATCACCAAGAATTTCTTCTATCCCTCGGTTGAAGTGAGACCATGCGTACTTATTATATGCTTCCACATGTTCTCGATATTTCTTGTTGTAACTATCATATAAATATCGAGTAAAGTATGGTCGCTTATCTGCGACAAGTTTCTTGTCTAACTCCGATATATCTTTAGACCATCTAGACCAAGAGTCTGGAATTTTTCTTTGTGACTCTCCCGTCTTTGCTTTGTCTATTTCGGAACCTTGCAATTGGCGAAATATCTTTAGACGACGCTCTATTTCATTATGTTCTGGGGAGCCCACTTCGTAATTATATTTCATACAATGCAATGCGCTTGAGCTGTTAGTAATAAAACCTATGGAACTTCCCATACCATCTATGTCGCCCTTTATGAGAAACTCTTCAGACAATTTGGATTTTTCTGCTGCACCATGGTTATAATCTATTGGATTACCGCGAACCGCCTTGTTTATAAATTCTGGCCGATTGTTGGAGTGCAGGATGTCACCATCAAAATCTGCGTCAGCCAAATAGAACACATCTAATCCCCATATATTAAAAACAAAACAGGCATCAAGATATTGATACCAATCGGAATGTTCCCACCCATCAACCAACCTTGCGCTTCTCATCTCAGAATTATGAGTCAGAGGGGGGCGAGCTATGGGAACTTCTTTCACCCCATGTCTATTCCAATATGAACTATAAAATTGGTCTTCTTTCAACAATCCTTCTGGCACATGCCCACACAGCCACTCTGCTTGTGCATAGGGGTCTGAAACCATCAGGGAATAATTCCCTTGAAAAAATAACTTGCCAAGTTTTGCCTGTTTATCCTTTTTAGCAAGCACATTATGTATTCTTCCACCCATATATCTCTCATGTAAAAGTGGGGGATATGCAAGAATAGATTTTGATACTATATCTAGATTATGAAAGTCATCTGATGTAAAACTCTGTTCAAATGCATTTGCGCCACTTAGATATAATGCCGATACTTTTTCATCGGCATATTGGATGTCTTCAAAATATTTTAGCGTGTGCTGCGTTAAATTATATATATCGTCATCATCTAAATCTAACACTTGTAAAAACATATAATTGCTAGATGTGTCATTTCTAAGTTCCTTTGGGGAATATCTTAATACCCTAAATGATAATTCATTTTTATTCATGTGATATAAATATTCTTGCAATGACCCATAGGATGAACCCAACTTGAATTGGCTTTCAGAAATAATCAAATCCATGTCTTGGATGACAAACTCGTTACCCCATAAATCCGTCCCCATACTAGCACCTAGCTTTTTCGACAATTCATCATAATCAAATGTTACTACCTGCCCTTTTAGAAATGGTGCCCTTATAATAAAGGAAGATGGTAGATAATCAAGACCAAGTTCGTCCCCCCACCTCTTCGATAATCTTGGAGAAATCAACCCTTGACCATCAAACACGTTGAGTTCTACTTCACGCTCAATTTCTTCTATATCACCACTATCGTGGATAAAGTCGAATTTCCCCATCCTTTTATATTCATAGTCTGGGATAACTGCGAATAAGGGAGTTGAGACCCTGTATCCGGCACTACCACATAATCCAAAATATGCATTATATTTTGCTGGGTTTAGTGGTTCCGATAGGTCTCTTCCATTGTCAAGAATCTCCTGCATGGGGGACTTATATTCTTTGTCTATAAAGAAAACGGTGTTTCTGCGTATGTTCCCACTCCCAGAAAGAAAGCGAACGTATTCCCTGTCGTTTACATATAAACCATTGTCTAAAATATTTTTATAATGTCTTGTGTCTGTAAATTCTACCGATATAATTTCAGGTACAAATAACAATAAGTCTAACTCGTTGTCTATTTCTTTTATTCGCCCACGATTATCCGAACTATTCTTCTTCCGTAGTAGACTTCTTTTTTCAGATTCTAGACTATCTGTATAAGAGAAGTCTACTTCTTTTCCTTTTAACTTATTTAATGTTTCTAGAAACTGATTTTCCCCCAACTTTATTATCTTTCCCGATAGTCTGGCTTTAGATAAGTCGTCTATCCTTACTTTGTAATTTTTCCTTTTCAAGTAGCTACTGGGGAGCTTTAGTATTTGATAGCTCCCCAGCTTTCTCTTGATTGGTTTCATATATTTTCTCCTATGGGATGGGCTTAATTAATGTTACATTGTCAAAAACAGACTTTGCTATTTCCTCAGCCCTTTCAATTGACGTTGCCTTTATTGAACTACTCCCATATTCCCCATTATCAAGATAAAAAACCATGTATGAGTTCATAGGGGTATCATCCTTCAAAAGACCTTCTGCGGCAATGGCGTCGGCAATGGCTTTCCGAATAGAGTGATGACCATTGTTATTATCGCTCTTTAGAACTTGTAACCCTAAAGAGTCATAAACTACGGAAACCGTAGTTCCCCCATCCCGTAGTTTTTTCTCCATCCAATTAAGCAGTATTTCATCTGGGTACATATTTACTCCAAACTATCAATGCACTTATCAATTATTTCCGAAAACTCCACCACAGAAATCTTGTGATTCATATAACTATCTCGCAAGGGATATTTATACCAACTAATAGAAAATCCCGTCGGCTTATACAAGAAATTCGGCTTTATGGTTGGGCAGTCCTGATGATGCTTATTTTCCGATAAGAATTTTTCCCAGCTATCTTCGTAATCACATGTGCATCGGATTGCACACCCATGCCACCAATGAGTCTCTGTGGTATCAAACCCGTGTTTCTCATAGATGGGCTTTAGAACTTCATCCGCCCACTTGTCAGTATCCATGTCAACCACCCAAGACCTATCTGCTTTCTGATAGTCTATTTGATAGCAAGTGGATGAATGTTCATTATCTTTATCCCACTCACACTCAGCTTCATCATATCCACAAGTACAATCCCCCCAATAATAGGGAAAGACCGAGAATACACCATTTTCAAAGTTCACGCCATACTCTCGCCAAGAATTATCCCTATCAGGGGAATATGCGTCGAACAGTCGAGCTAATTGTTCCTCATATCCTGTTGCGCGGGGAATACGATATTCTCCACGGGAATTTCCAAATACCATATTTCCTAATTCCATATTATTTATTCCTTTTTTGCATTTATACTTATATTATTGCGTATATAAGCGTAGTTGTAAAGACGACTCATTCTCACAAGCAATACAAATCCCACTTTCTGGATTTATCTTCTCATGCCCAAAATATCCACAATCCTCGCAACAGGTTGGGTTGTCAATGACGTGGGGAATATTCCCTTTTACTAGATTTGGGTCTGCGTCCACAAAAACAAAATCTCTATCCCAAAGCCTATTTACAGCAAAATCCGTAAACTCAAACGTAAGAAGGTTATCCACATAAGGAAAACCAATCTTTTTTGCTTCCCTTGCACTATTTGCAAATATCAGGATTGCGCCATCGCTTGCCCCAAGGCTACGAGAGTATCCTATATATGGTTTTAACATTAGTAGAGCTCCTTAGTCCTTGGAGATACTATTCTCATATCTATATTACACTCTTTAGCCAAATACTTCAAGAATTCCTTGGCCGAAAAATATATTTCCTCATTATCTCTGTCTATTTCCAAGTACATCCCATCCAAATACAGGGTGAGCTCAAACTTTTTATTTGAATTTTCTAAAAAGAATTCGTCCACTTTGTCCCAAACAATTTTAGTAATCATCCTGATTCATTTATACTCTTTACATAATATAATTTTGGGTAGACGGAGAAGTTGGCGTCTTTTATTGACTCCCATCCATAGAATACCGCTTGTTCAAAATCTTCTTCATGTATATCTATATATGGTTGAGTTTTATTGTGCCCACAACAACTTCCAAACGTTCTTATTCCCAATTGCCATAAAGATATTACATCATTTGCAATACACTTGTCAACAGCTATTCCATTTGGAGGAAATCCTTTTGACATTCGGCTGTCTCTGTATTCTCTCATACACGGATAATATCCTAATATTATTGTGTTATCATAACTCCCTATTTCGATATTATCACAATCACACATTGTCATCTTCTTCCCCATACTTTATTTCTTTCCATCCATCCACATTTTCAATAAATTTCTCATTCTTTCAGATGGAATATACAACCAAATTTCTTTTTCGTTGCGGATGGCTGTGCGGAAAATCAACTGCAACATTTCCGCTAAAGCATAGCCATCTCTGTCAAATGTTTCCCCAGCCTCACCATCAGAAAAGAAGTGGGAATATTCTGGTTTGGAATAGCGGTTCACCAGATACGCTAGAGCCGTTCTGTCTGCGTACTCATTGGTAGACTTTTCATTTATTGTTACCCAGTTTCTTGTAGTGAGATTCCTGCTTGATACCTTATCTCTATCTGACTTAAAACATGCCCATAAACTCTCTTTTGCCCCAGTACAAGAATGGTATCGAAAAAAGTTTATAGTGTTGTTTCTTATCTTTTTTAACTTATCAGGATTCCTAGAGTACCACCTTTTGCTAAGAGCTCCATAGTATGCGTGTCCAGCATCGTCCTTGCTATAGGCTCCCACACGGTTCATTTTTTCTACATCTACTATGTTTATCTTTGATGCTATCTTGTTTTTCCAATCCATCTCATGTGAACCATCGCCATAAGGCTTTAGAGAATATTTTTTCCCAAACTTCTCTTTTGTGTCGTTTACGTTTGAAACATACCATGTCTTAGTAGGAATACCAAAATGACCAAAATAATAATTTTGAAGCTGATATTTTGATTGGTATGTCATAATATAAACGTCTTTAAAAATTCCGACTTGAAAGAATTCTGGAGGAAATGTCCACACCAAAGACAATTCGCTTGTGGCAAACAAGAGTCCTCTCTTTGCAAGATTGATTAGACGACCATATTTCCAAAGCATGTTATCACTATCAATCCAATGAACAGCGCGCGTCTTTTCGTCAAAATCAACAAATCCCTTATTCATCAATGTCCTCAAATCTGCTCTGGCGAGATTGGATGCAGCCTTTTCTCCAACCTTAATAGCATCATCATTTGAGAACATGTTGTATATTGTAATTGCTTCGAAGGCCTCATCTATAATAAGAGTATAATTAGATATTCTGAGGAGGTCTAAGACTTCATCATCTATATTCATAAATAATGAGTGGGTAGATGATATGTTTTGTTTTTCAAGGAGAAGTGTTTTTAAGTGACTTGATTTTCTTCCTTTTCCCTTATTTCTATTTGGACGAACAAAGTCCAAATCTGGACAAGATTCTTCAATTCTTTCAGTTTCAGTAAGAAATGGCGTAATAAAAAGATAGTTATTTTCTGGATGGCTATTCATATATTGAATCGCCCAAGAAGTCTTGCCCCAGCCCATAGGACTATCTATCACGTTTACATCAATGTATTTTTTATTACCACTCTTCATCATAGGCGTGTTCCACTACAAAGTTATAACATTCATCACACATATATTGCCCATATGCCTTGCGGTATTTCGCATCAAGAGAATCCGGACACCATTGGCAAGGAAGCACGTCTCCGTCTGGGTCTTTCCATCCAATTGGCTCATTAATACCCCAGATAGCAGGGATGTACTTCTTTAACGGCTCATAGTACCGAGCAAGAACTATCACATTATATCCAAACTCATTCAGATATTCGATATAATGCTCACCATCATCTCCAACCTCGACCCTCTGCAATTTTTCCCATCCGTCAGGAACATTAACACGCTTCATCTTCTTGACTTCAGAATGGGGGATAACCCTATACTTCCCCTTTCCATCTTTAATTACTGGCATAATACCTCCTAAAATAAAAAATCACTATTCCTATATTATCATTATAGCACAAAAATACTGATTTGTCAAGTACCAATTTCCGCAAATAGGCTATTTATTGGTCGCAATATGGTAACAAAATGCTACCTATTGATACTTTTTATACATATACGAAATCGTTTTGCAAGAACCGTTCCGAGCTTCAGGCGTGTAATTAGGTTGCTATTTGACCTATTTATTTTTACGGATTTTTATATACTCTTCTTATAAGGACGAATCTTTGATATAAAAACATTCCTATTGCTAAGATATGACTTATTGGTATTTTAATGACGGGTAGTAAAAATATTTTTTTTTGAAAGTTTCAGATTCTACGGATTTTTTTCCGTAACCACCTAAAAACCACCCCCACCCCAGTCATAATACCGCTACTTATAGTTATTACTAAATCCAAATATCATATTAACAACCCCAGCATAAACTAGGGAATAGGCTTTGGTTGTCATCTATATAAGTATACCATTATATTATCATCTGTGTCAACCCGTGGTATCGACCCTCGGTATCAACCCATATCTTATAAATATTGTTAACTTATATGTTTCTATTAGGTCTTATAGATTATCACGACTTCATCCTGGCATCCTCTATAAGATGCTGTTAGGAATGGATATAGTCCTCTAGACTATCTTGTATTATAGATAAGAGGATTATATGTTTATACTTATATTTAATTCAAAATATCAAGGGTTTATAGGGTTTTATGGGGGAGAGGAATATATATTTGTCTAAACTATGAGTTATTGATATGTTAGATTATCTATTATAGGTATTATTAGTT